TCCTATAGCAACGCCACCCGCTGATGTGATGCGCATACTCTCAGTACCACTCGCTCTCAAAAAGCGGTGCGTATCTGTAGTAAATGTTCTCCAATATGCACCAGTAGAATCGTGTCCGAAAAAACTTACACCGCCATTTGTGTCGTCAAGACGCATTAACGCATCAGCACCATAAGTATGCAATTTTGCTAATGGACTCGTCCCAATGCCAACCTTGCCGGTGTTGTCGATGGTCGCTGCCAGACTTGTGTTATCAACATAAAACTGTAGACCAGTTTCACCACTACTCCCTGCCTTGATATAAGGTCCATTTGTATTGTCGTAACCAATTTCCACTTTTTTGTTGTTGTTTGCACCACCAGACACACGCAGTGCGTTTGAACCACCGGCGTAGCTGTGAATCTGTTCTTGAGGCGAAGCAGTCCCGATGCCCACTTTTCCGCTGCTGTCGATGCGCATGCGTTCTGCATAAGCACCAGCACCAATTGTTCCAAAGAACATATCTTGGTCTTCAGAACTTGCTGTTCTATCTTTGTTTATAACACCAATGCGTGAAAATGAATTACCATTTGAACTGCTTTGTGAGAAAGCAATTGCACATCCATTGTTTGCCGTTGTATTGCTATTTCCAATGGTTATGCCATTAAAGGAGGATTGAGTAGTAGTTGAACTATTGACATCAACTACTATCTTTTGGTCCATTGTACTCGTCCCAATACCTACGTTGCCTGATGAGTCGATGCGCATACGTTCATTGCCGCCAGTGGCAAATTTTAGGCTTGCATTATTAGCGTTGATGGTCAGGTTACCCGCATCACTTCTAAAAGAGCCAACTTCTGTTCCAGAGTAATAAACGCTCAAACCAGCGTTTGCCGCCCCTACCTCCAACGACAGCTTGTCAGAAGGCGAACTCGTCCCAATACCAACACGATTATTTGCCGCATCAACGTGCAGAGTATTTGTATCAACCGTCAGCCCATCAGCCGTCACTGTGCCTGTGACATCAATGCCTGTGGCGGTGGTTTGCAGTTTAGTCGAGCCAGCATAATACACCCTTGCTTCTGCACCATTACTTCCTTGAAAATAGTTAGTTCCAGCGGCATTACTTAATCTAACATTGGTTTGACCACGAATGTTTAAGTCGCCTGTGCCACCATCAAGAATGTAACTGTCAAGGCCATTGTGGTAAATCTGCAAGTCATTAGAATCTCCTAGCAAAATCTTGTCGTTGTCGCCGAAGGTCATATCCCCTGATGACACAAAGGATGTACCAGTAATTGTAGTACCTGTAATTGCGGCAGCAGAAGATGCACCGATGGTCGTGCCATCAATAGCACCACTGTCAATGTCCACCTTGCTAATGTCCACCTCGCCTGTACCATTAGGTGTTAGGGCAATGTTGCCATTAGTATCTGTACTGATAATGGTATTGCCATCAATGTTGATGTTGTCAACGTCTAGGTCAGTGTTAATAACTACTGTGCCTGTACCGTTAGGCGACAAATTAATATCACCGTTAGTGTCTGTTGATGAAACGGTATTGCCATTTACATTAATATTATCTACATCAAGGTCAGTATCAATTACAACAGTACCAGTTCCATCTGGTGATATGTTAATGTCACCGTTAGTGTCCGTACTAATAATTGTATTACCATTGATGTTGATATTATCAACGTCAAGGTCACCTGTGATATTCGTTGTTGCTGTAATATTAACTGCACCAGTTCCATTAGGCGTTACGTTAATAGCACCGTTGGTGTCTGTACTAATAATGGTGTTACCGTTGATGTTAATATTATCTACATCAAGGTCACCTGTAATATTAGCGGAACCTGTAACATTAAATACAGTAGAGGTAAATGTGGTAGAGGCAGTGTCAACAGTCAAAGCAGTAGAGGCATCAATGTCAACTGTGGGGGCTACAAGTTCCAGTTCAACATCGGCATCAATATCAAGTTGACCATCTGCACTAGATACAATCTTTAGTGCAGTATCACGGAAATACATATTGCCTTGCAGATATGCATCTTTGTACAGCAAAGCCGATGTACCCAAGTCAAGTGTATTTGTAGTCTTTGGTTTAACTTCTGTGGCACTTACAACAAGGTCTTGTACTGGACCAACAACTGTGATTGCTCCACCTTCTGCGGCTGTGCCATCGTGCGTGTGACCTGTGGATGAGTTAAATGCGGATTCTACCGCATCAAATTCACCATCAAGGTCTGACGCATTGATAATATTGCCATCAGCAATGTTATTACTGACATCGTTACGTGTGTAGCCTGTACCCATAGTGTCCTCTACCTTCTGTCATGAATACCATATTCAACTGTAACTGCATCAAGTGAAAATGGTGGGTCTGTTCCGTCTGATTCAAATTGGAATGAAACGGCAAATCCTGAACCTATAATCTGTGTTTCAAATAGTTTCAGTAGTTTTGTTCCATAGCTTGTTGTTCCGAATGTGCCTACTCCGTAAAAACCCACAACACCGGATGTATTGGCAAAGCTAATTGGAGCAGGTTGAATAGTTCCTTGTGTATCAAAATCTAGTTTAAGACTTACATCAAAGTTTACACTACCTTGTGGGTCTGTGTAAAGAAATAATTTGTAAAATGTCTTACGTACTCGTGGGTCTTGAATTGGCAGATGCGGTGTAGCAAATGTAGTTTGAATATTGAGTCCATCAAAACTATTGCCCGACTCCATCTGATACAAGTAGCCATCGTCATTTGCAAACAGTACAACTTCTACAGCTTCATTATAATTACTGTCTGCTACATAAGCACGTATGCCACGTGTTTCTGCAAACCCTGTATTAGCACCGCCTTGTTCGGCAAACTGTGTAGCAATAATGCCTTGAGCATTTTCTTGTGTAGTATTAGTGTTAAAGCCTAGTATTCTGTATTGTGACTTCTCACGAATTACACAGCTAGTAAAGTTTGTGTTTGCCGCAATAAACCCAGTCATGTTTGGCTGAATAACTTTAGATACTGCAGCAAGCCCAAAGTCACCAATTCGTTCTGTTGCACTTAATAGTCTTAACCCATCTGGTGCAAGGAACATTACATCCCCGCCAATCTCTTGGATTGTGTCGCCTTCAAGGCAACCTATATCTCTTGTGATTGGCTGCAGATTAAAGTCTGCAATGGTATTACCAAGTAACTGCTGAATGTTTTTCTCTGTAAAGATCATAAGCTGATTACGAAAAACAACCAGTCCTGTTATTGTACCGCCTACATTAATAGAACCTGCACCTGCCGCTACATCAAAGCTGTCATCAGCATATGGTGCTGTAAATGAAAGTGTAGTACCTTTACCAAAGAATAATGATTTCTTATGTTCTGCTACATGTGTAGCACTTACTACATCTGTTGGTGCGCTATTAAGTGCGATAAAATCATTATTGTCATACAATGCTGGTACATTAGCACCATCCACTATTGCTATCTTTTCAGTGCCATTAAAGTTATATTTAGCGAACCGTACTTTAGATGCGCCTTCTCTATTGATAGAGATAAATGTAATTACAGCATCATCTGCTGGGCTACTTGCAAGTGAGGGATCAATTGCTAATGTAGCTGCTCCACTTGTCACTACTGCATCTGCTGTTAGTGTATATACAAGGTCAATGCCTGCAATCTTAAGCACGTCACCAGCTTGTGGTATGCCTGTAATGCCATCTACAACTAGGCTGCTTCCTGTTTGTGCTGCACCGTCTACAAGTGGTGCGCCATAGTCATAGACATTTATCTTTGTAAAACCGCTACCTGATGTTTTAAATACATCTGCGTTCTTTGCTACAATTGCTTGGTCTTCCCAGCTTGCTACACCAATGGCACGATAGTCTGTTACTGTGCTTACAAAAGTAACTACGTCTGCATTTGATGGATTAACCACCATTGTCTGGTCTAGCGTAAGTGTTACTCTGTTATTTGTAGCATCAAAAGATACACCACCTGATGCAATCGTATATCTAAATGACAGAACCGCATCATCTGCAGGTGCTACTGTTATTGCTGGTGTTATAGTCAGTGTAGATGATGTACCTACAAGAGCCGTTGCTGCGCTGACTGTGTATACTGTTGTGTCACCTGCAATAGTAAACGTGTCGCTTGCTGATGGTGCTACATCTAAACCATCTACGTCTAGGCTTGTACCTGTCTGTGCTGCACCTTCTACTGCACCACCATCTAAGGATAATCCATCTCCTGCTTCTGGTGTAGTGTGTATTGCACCAAGTATTAAACCTGTGCCACTCTGACCATCACCATGTACAACAGGATCACCATAGGGTGGAATAATATAGCTGTCATACTTATCGTATCCTTCAATGCGCCTGTAACCACCCTCAACAGATGGTTCAAAGTTACGAAGAATACGAGCAGAACCGGGTGCATTTATGCCCTGTTGTAAAGGACTTAAATTTGTTACTAGGCCACCACGAAATTCTACGGGATAAGTTTGCCATTTGTCCATTACAGAGGAAGCCTTGAGTATCCTGTTCTACCACCGCCACCAGTGTTCTGCTGAATGAGGTAAGAACGCACATAAGTATAGCGATTAATTAGCATAGACTTCATATGTGTAATGCCTTCTTCAAACTTTTCTTTAGCTACCAAAGCATCTTGTGTATTACCACGGAAAAGATAAGCGTAGTGCATTGCACCGTCTACAATGATATGTCTAAAGCGTTCTGGAATACCCGGTACATCATCAAATAATTCTAAGTCTACAGGAATACGATAATATTCGTAAATAAGTTTGTATGCCTTGTCAGGCGTAGGAGTTACAATATACTCAAGTGATGGTGCTTGTGATACAAACTGAGGAACACCCTGTCCTACAGTTGTTGAAGCACTATTATACTCTTGATCTACAAACTTGTCAAGATATTCTTCGTAAGATAAAATAGGTAATTTAACTGTGTTGTTACCTAATGTAGTATCTTCTTTAATTCTAAAAGTGTCAAAATCAATTACTTTGCAGTCTACAGGAAAAGGATAACGTGATACACCAACAGATAGGATATCCTCTTGTTCTACATGATTATAGGGCCACTCATACTGTGACTGATTGATGTAACGAATTGAAGCATTGACTGCATCTTTTGCTTGCCCATAAAATCCTGCAGCAGTAGCAAAGTTTGCAGAAGTTAGTTCAACTTCATTTAAACGTCTATTAATGTCATTTACTAGACCAAGAAATTCATAAGCCATATGGTCTACTTCTCCCTAATACGTAGTTTAATAGTACGCTCTGCAGTACTGCCTGTGCTATCTGTCATACGACACGTAAATGTATATTCCCGATTATTAACACCGCTGCCAAGATTAATTGTAGCTACTGTTGATGTGTTTGATTGAGAAACATTCTGAATACTGTCGGTAACTGCGCCACCTGAAGCAGTAGTTAAGTCTTGCCCAGATGCAAGGAGTGTTTTACCTATATTGTCTGTTTGCACATGCCACTGTACAGAACTAATTGTTGCTGTATCAAGAAAGCGTGACCAGTCAACACTGTAGTCAAGTGTTTCGTCTTTGTCTTTAATAGGCCAGCGATATGACATTTAATATAACTCCGTTACCGTCACAGTACGTTCAGCAGATGTAGATTGTCTTTCTATATAAACAGTTCTGCTTTCAAACTTTATCAGTACCGTCCTGTCATCTGAAGTTGTACCACGAGGAATATACACTTTCCTACTTTCAAACGGTATGTCTATTGTTCTTTCTGCTGCTGTACTCATTATGCTGCTCGTGGTATCTTAATTGTTCTAGCACGACTGTATTGATTAGCTACAGCTTGGAAATTGAATATTACAGCAGTTCTTGTAATTGTTCCTAGTGTTGTTGTGCCTTGTACGCCAGTAATACCCGCAGTTGTATGTAAGGTTAATGTTCCAACAGAGCCAGCAGAACTTACACTAGATACAGGTTCCGTTGTCTGTGCTTCAACGCTTCCCAATGAAGCAATAGCAGATACACCTGTGAGGCTAATTGAAAAACTAACTATAGGCTGTGGTGTACCGATAGAGCCTGTTGCAGATACGCCGCTAGGCTTTTCATCTATGTTAGGTTGAACTGTACCAATTGAACCCGTGGCACTAACGCTGTTCAAAACCTCTGTAGGCTTTTCTTCTACTGTATTGACAGAACCAGTTGCTTGAACACCCGTAACCGGAACAGCTAAGTTTACAGATAATGTTCCTATTGAACCTGTAGCTGAAACGCTATTAAGTAGTTCTGTAGGCTTTTCTTCTACACTATTAACTGTGCCTGTTGCTTCAACGCCAGATAGCGTTACCGTATTGCTTATACTTACAGTTCCAACAGAACCTATAGCAGATACAGAAGCTAGTGTTTCGGTTATATTAACTGTTACAGAATTTACAGTAGATACTGCGGATACACTATTTAGTTTCTCTGACAGGTCAATTTCAAATCCTGTCGTAGCTACTGGTTGAATAGACCCTGTAGCACTTACACCTGTTAAAGCAACATTAGGTGCTACAACTCCGTAAGAAGCTGCTCCGTATTGGGCAACTCCATAGATAGCATCTGCGGAGTCGTAGAAAGACATGCTAGGCTATCCGAATAACGGCATTACTCGCATCAGCAGCAGGAAATTCAATAGTCAAGTCACCAGCAGTAGCACTGACTGTGCCACCGAAGTCAATAACAGCAATAGCGGCATTACTAGCCGCTGTGTTATAGATGATACATCCGTCAGCAGATACTGTAACATCAGCAAATACTTCGTCTGTAAAGTCAACAATAGCGGTAGAACTGTCAAGCGAAATAGCTGCGCCATCAAGTACCTGACCGCCAGTAGTATAGTTTGTGCCAGATGCTTCATCAGAGTTACCAGTTACATCTGAATAATTAGTTGTGCTGGCATTATATGTGCCAGACGGTGTAGCTTTAATTAGAGCAATTTTCAAAGAATCAGTATCCAAATCATGGACACCGCCAAGAAGTTCTGTCTTAAAGCTGTTACACATTGCAGTTGTGATTGCCATGATTTGTGCGTCCTTTATTAAATCTCATAGAAGTGAGGGGGCAAGTTGCCCTGCCC